GTAATTTTGGTGCAAACAAACGATTTGCAAACGATGAGAACTAAAATTCTAAGTGCGCTTAAAACCGAGTACAAACATTTGGGGTTGGGCGACAAGGCTTTCGACGGGGTGGCCGCTTATTTAGCAAAAACCGTCAAAGATGGCGACGACATTACGAACTTGGTAAAGGGCGAAGATGTCAAAGCACTCGTAACCGCAATTCAAGGGGAATCCGACACTCTGCGCACTCAAAACGCAGACCTGAAAAGACAACTTGATGCGGCAAAGAAAACACCTGTTCAGACCGACGACCCTGACAAAAAGCCCGACAATCCCGACGGCGACCTAGATGCCGTAAAGGCGATGCTGAAAAAAGTGCTTGATAAACAGGCGGCTTTGGATGCGGAGCTGAAACAAAGGGATATAAGGGAAAAACACGCTTCTCTCAAAAGGGAAGCAGACAAGCTGCTCAGGGGTGGCGGCTCTAACAATGACTTCCTCAGAAATTTGGCCTTATCAAAAGTTGAGATTTCCGACACCGACACCGCAACTACCATTGCGGAAAGGTGCAAGGGGATATACGACACGGACTATAAAGAGCTGTTTGGCAGCGGTCAAATGCCGCCAAAGAGTGCAGGTCGCGTAGTAGAGGGCTATAAGAAAGGGGATTTCAAGGAAGAGGTGGACAGACTTAAAAATCGGGGAGTAATCTCGTCGGAATGACGATTACCCCAAATGTTCAACTTATAAAACACACTTAAAATGGGAAGTTTTAATGCTCATTGTGTCCGCAAGGCTACTTATGGCGGCAGCACTCCCATCTGGCTTGGCGTGGTAACGCCGCTCCCAGCAGGTGGAGTACTCGCATCGGGTTTTGTGAAAGAGAAAACTCTCATTCCGGCAGGAAGCCCCATAAAGTTCGATAGCGGCACAATCACCCCTTTGCTATTCGCAGAGGTGGTATCATCTACATCAGGCTCTCCCAACGATACAATCGTTGTAAAAAAGCCACTCTATGGCCAATTCGCAGTTGGCGACCTCATCCAGAAAGTAGGTGCAACCTTTGCCACCACAGGTAAGGCGGCTGCCATTGTCAGCGTTGCTGAAAATGCATCGGACAAGGGCAACCTCGACATTACGGTTGCAAGCGGCTCTCTGGACTCACTCTCCAAAGGAGATGTCATTTCTCTATCTGCGGCCTCTACCGCAGGTAGCGGCAAATCTCTCAAAACGCAGCCCAACGCGTACCTCTACAATGATATTTATATCGACTATGCCGAAACCGGCTCTCACGCCACCGGCTCAGCCGTAGAGGCTCACGCAGAGGGTATTCTTATTAACCAAAGCCCATCGAGGGCTGTTGCAACACAGATGGCAGCAGCGGTTCCTCTTGTGGTGCAAGCAAAAAATTAAGGAGGGCAAATCATGGCTAATACATATACTATCCAGTTTTACGACTTGCTCTCCCGTGCATTGGGAGATGCGACACCCGAAAGATTGCAAGGCTTTCTTGACGAAGTCATGACGGAGAAGTACAACAGACTTCAGATTGACGGATTCGACTTCGCCGCAGACATGCAGCTCGACTTTACCTATGAGCAGGTACAGAAAGAGGCAAAACTCCATGTAATGGCGCAATATGTAGATGTGGATGCTCCTGCCGTGCCTCTCGGCACAGAGGGTATTTCCGTATCTACCGGATCAATCCCCCGTATGAAACTCGTAGAATACTTTAACGAGGATAAAATCCGCAAAATGATGATCATGGAGCAGCGTTTCGGAGCCGATTCCGACAGAGTTCGGAACTCCGCTTTCGACAAGCTCTTCAATACCGTTGACACCCTCATTGGCGGACATACAAATTCGCTGACCTACCAAAGACACCAGATGATCTCCGCAGGTGGCGTAACTCTTACCTCAACAAACAACCCTCGTGGTTTGCAGAATATAACCTATTCAGCAAGCGTGCCTGCCGCCAACATTACTACTTTGACAAGTACAGCCCGTTGGTGGACACAAGTGTCTGACGGAGTGTATTCTACTCCAGGCTCTGCCTGTAACCCCGTGAAAGACCTCAGGGCAATAGTTACAAAGGCCAAAAACAAGGGAGTAAGAGGACACTTCGAGATTGACGATGCCTATGCTGACCAAGTTCTCGGACACTCCGCAATCCAGACCGCCATAGCGGCCAAACTCTACCCTCTTGCAAGTGGTGATGCTCTCACTTCTGCAAAGGCATTGGTTGCCGTGATGGACAATCAGGAAGCGTTTGATGCGTTGGGTAAGATTGTAGGCGCACCTTTCAAAATCATCGATTCCATCGTATCGGTAGAAAAGGTGGTTGACGGAAAGCTCTCAAGGCCTACATTCCGCTCCTTTGAGAGCAATGTTATTGTATTCGTACCTGACGGCTCTCTCGGAGAGATACTGACCGTTGAGCCTATCGCCCTTGCTGGCGGTACTTACGGCTCATTCTACGAGGGCAGATTGCTACTTACCGTAGATGTGGATGCAGTAAAGAAGTGTCAGAGCTTCAACACGGAGATGACCTCTCTCGTTGTGCCTGACAAGCCGCACAACATGTGGTATCTGCATCCCTACTCGGCCTCTTAATTAACCGATAAAGCGATACGATGATGAAGATAGAGCAATGGCTGACGGGCATGGTTGACTTCGATGTTCCGAGTGCCACTCTCCAAGCGATACTGATTAACAATCGGGTCAACAGCGGAGAGTGCGTACTCAATCTGACGGAGAAAGAGAAAGACCTCTGTTTGGCCGACTTATACATGTGGTTATCCGCATCATCGACCGCAACAAAGGGAGAATACATATCCGATGGTGGTTGGCAACGCCAGAAGTCCAACAAGACGGTAGTGGATAGACGGGGATTGCGAGAGCAAGCCCACAGGCTATACGCCAAATGGGGGTCAGAAAAGGCCGCCACCGCCAAGACGGGTATGAGAATGAAACCGCTTTACTAACACACACCAACTATGTTCAACCCACGATTTCCACACACTCTGCGTATTGAGCGACCGAAGAAAGTAGATGGCGAAATTGTCTTTGATGACGAGGGAAACCCTACCTATGAGGTTGTGCAGCTCGATATTGTGTTGAAAGATGCGAATGACAATCCAATAACCGACAGCACGGGTAAGTTCAGGACTTTCAAGTCATCCACTATCAACTTCGGTTATCGGACTTCCTCGCAGAACACACGCACAGCAGGGGATGTGGAAGTTGCGGATTTCAAGATTGCCTTGCCGATGTTCATAACCCCAGTATTCAGCGGCGATAGACTTATCGTTGAGGATTACGACAGAATCTATATCGGCAGGGTGGTCAAGAAAACGACTTTCAATCTGGGCAGCAACATTTGGTTTAACGAGGTGCGAAACTGATGCAGAAACAGATTAAAAAGAATAACAACACTATCGACAAGGCATTTGACCGACTATGCCGCAGCGAGTACGACACGGTGCTAAACGGGTATAGGCGAATGCTTGACGAGGCAATCGAGTATTCTCTGCACCTGCACGATGTAACGCACCACAAACACCTCGAAATAGGCGACACTTACGCTTTTGGAATATTCAAAGACGGCGTTATGGTTGATTCCAAAGTATGGCCGATTGAAAGCGACAAGCGTGGTAATGTGATGCGACACCTCAACAATCTTGATGTGCCAAAGAGAGGATGGGTGGGCGTTGTAATGGCGGAAATGAGCGGCAGCGTGGCGTTCTTCTCAACGGAGTTCGAGATAACTACACTCTCGGCAGCAATAGGGCATATATCACAAATGTTCAGACAATTCTTTGACAAGCGATGATGAATGATTTTGACATAACCGCAATAGAGCAAGAGGTGCTTAATGCCGTAAAAGCATTAAACATCTCGAAAAGGGTCTATGTGAACAGGCCGAAGTCCGCTCCCCAAGCACAAGACTATGTAGTAGTCAATGTAAAGGGCGGAGTGCGTGACCAAGCGGCCTATGGGGAGTGTCTAATCTATATTTATCTCTTTGCAAAGGATGTTGAGAACATGAAAAACGGCAAAAAGCTGTCCGTGATGTATCAGAAATTGCGACAAGGGCTGCCCCCAAGCACGGATAAACTGCTGCTTGACACCGAGCCTAACATTCTGGGCGACACTCCCGATGATTTCGGTTTTCACGCAAGGATTATAAATATAAAAACGATTATTAAAGTATAAAATTATGGCAACACTAACCGCAGCAATGCTTGATGACCTGCACAGAGGATGTGCGGCCATCTCTTTGCTCCCATATTCCAACGGAGTAAATTTGGCGACCATTGACTTCGAGGATGCAGACCAGATATTTACATTGAAGGACACCTTCCAAATCAACCAAGCCGACCCTACTACCGAGGAAATCAAGATTGACCAGGGCAACAGAACTATTGATGTGGACACCGAAACGGGAGAGTTCAACATTACTGGCCAGATACCCTCGGTTGCTACCGCTCTGTTCGACTTCTTCTATTCTCAGGCATTGGCTACTGCCGGTGCTACGGGTCAGTCCGGAACCGTATATACGGGTAAGACCTACTTCAACACACCGAAAGAGGTGCAATGCTCCGTGCTTGTGGAGAGCCAGAGCAAAAAGACCGCAGTAGGTTTTGCAAATGTGAAGTTTACCGCAGTAATGGTAAATGATGACAACAGCAAGCCTTTGTATCTGAAATTCACCGGAACGGTGCTTTTGAACTCTACCGCAAAACAGGGCGATATTATGGTTTACAAACAGGTCGTTTCGTAATCCATATTACGCTACTCTCGTAAAAATGGGGAGAATGGGGATTTTCTCCTCTCCCCTTTTTTTGATTAAGCAATGAAGCAGCCCGACTACAAAGCCCGGCAAGAATACCTTGACACGATACACGACAATCCCATTGTCGTACAGATACCCCTTACCAGAAAGAAAGTAAAAATCAGGGGCATAAAACCCTATACCATTGAACGACTGACAAAGGTATGGCTGGATCGTGATGCAGTAATTACAAGCAACTCCGCAGATACCCTCAAGAGTATGGCGATAGAGCCGTACTTTACCATAAAGCAAGCAGCCCTTTTTTCCTTGAACGACTACTGGAAGATACGGTTGTTTTATCGGTGGCGATGTTTCTGGTGGGGCAAGGTCAAAGGGTACACCGAAAAGCAGATGCTCCCAATCATCGAGGCAGGTAAAAAAAAAATTCAGCTCACGGCACATTGGATAAATATGGCATCTACCGTGGATATGAGGAGCGACTGGATAAAGATGACGGAAAAGGAAGCCGAGCAGTACCGAGCCGAACTTCTTTCGGTTGCCAGTCAGCATTCATCGAAAAGTACCCCGAATACGGCAGAACAAGACGATTCTTTTTCGGACTTGTAAAGGTCAGGCATTGGGGCTACCGCTGCGAATTGACAAACCCTCTTATCGACCTTATGATGGCGGACTTGCCGCATACTCTGTTCAATCCAAAAGACACCAGAGCCGAAGAAATTGCAAACGACCCGTCAATAGAACTGAATATGCAAGCGGCAATGCGTAAAAAGGAGCGTATGGAGAGGGAACAAAGAGAGAAAGAGGGAAAACTTACGCTTGATGATGTTTTTAACGAATCGGCAGAATAGCCGATAAACACTTACGATTATGTCCTCAACAATAGACCAACTGAACTTCAAAGTAATACTTGACGACAAGTCCTTTGATGCAAAGGTCAGAAAAGATATAGAACTCGCAAAAAAACTCAATGTGCAACTCACGCAACTACTCGCAGTAAAAGCGAAAGTGGCAGGTATGAGTGCGGCCGATGCCACAAGTGCAAAGAGAGCAAGCGATGTGGCGGCCAAAGAGGCTATCAATAAAGCAAAAGTAGCGGCAGCAACCGCCAATGCGGCTAAAGCGCAAGCAAGGCTCAATATAGAGAATGAGCGATACAATCAGTTGCTCAACCGCCAGAGCGTGGGGAGTGCAGGAATGTTCAAACGCATACAAGGCGCATTGATTGGCGGTACTGCGGTAATGGCAGCTACTCGCCTGTTGCGTGAAATGGTATCCATAACGGGAGAGTTCGAGATGCAGAAAACAACCCTGCGTGCAATTCTTCAGGATATACAAGGAGCTGACAAGATATTTGAAAGAATCAAAGGACTGGCGATTGTTTCTCCTTTCAACTTTAAACAGCTCATAACTTACACCAAACAACTTTCGGCATATTCCGTTCCAATAGAGCAACTTTACGACACCACCAAAATGCTTGCGGACTTGTCCGCAGGATTGGGCGTTGGAATGGACAGATTGGTGCTTGCTTACGGGCAAGTACGAAGCGCAGCGGTCCTGCGTGGGCAGGAGGTGCGACAATTTACTGAGGCAGGGATTCCCATTTTGCACGAACTCGCAAAGCTCTTTGAAGAAGTTGAG